CGGGCGTCGGTGTGCCTGTTGGTGGAACTACATCACAAGCCCTTGTTAAAGTATCAGGCACAAATTATGATACCACTTGGGCTGGGCCTTTCTTAGATTTAACAGGCGGAACTTTATCAGGCACTTTATTCCTTCCTGGCTTACGCAATTTACTAAACACCGATTTAACGGTCACGGCTTACAATGACACAGGGGCGGGGACAAATTTCATTCATACCTTTGACGCATTCGACGGAACATTCGCGCTGGCTACTAATGGTGGCGGGTTGATTTTTCCTGATGCTACGGTGCAAACCACCGCAGGGCTACCGCTTACAGGTGGGAGTGTGACAGGTGTCATCACGATTGAAGGTGGTGCAACTAATTCTTTAGACATAATTGATGGTGGTGGTATTCGTTTTGGTGCTGACGACAGTTATCAAACCACGGCAGGACTTCCGCTTACAGGTGGAACGCTGACAGGTGCAGTAACTTTTGATGGTGCTGCTGGTGCTGGTATTGTGGTAGAAAATTATGCAGGTACTACAACTTCCATCGGCGATGGTCTTCAGTTAACAGATGGTGTTAATAATTTACAAATTTATACAACAGGAATTATATTCCCAGACTCCACAACTCAAGTCACCGCCGGACTTCCGCTTACGGGTGGGACGGTGACAGGTGCAGTATTATTTGATTCTGTGCTTGTAACTTTCGGTGGCGATGGTGCAAAGTTTCAGAATGGTGATGGGGAAATAGATATATCTGGCTCAGGCATAGTCTTCTCAGACTCCACAACCCAAACCACCGCCTTCCCGCCCTCTGGTGGACTCGTTACTGAATACATCACCGGCACAGGCACACTCGTAACGTTCCCGACAATCCCATCGTTTGCAACCACGGCACAAGCACAGGCCGGAACTTCTACGACTACGGTTATTAGCCCTGCGACTTTGTTGGACGCTAAGTATTTTCAAGGTGGCAAATCTATGGTGCAAATCGCTTGGTCAACATCGGTAAGTGGAACAGGTGCAAGTGCTGGCGCTCAAAACTCTAACGCTCGTCTTAATGTCGCACCAACGACTGCGACAGGTTACGCCATTGCTTCGGCAGTCATCGCCAATAACTCTCGTGGCTCAATATACAATTCTGGTTTCGACTTTTCAAAAAGGGTTCAATTCGGTGTTCGCGTAGCACGAAATGTTGCAAGCCCAGACTCTGCCTCAGTCTTTCGTTTTTCGATTGGTAAATCGTCTGCAACTGGCGTAGGTGATTTATCTGCTCGTGGTATTATGATTAAGGTCGAGGGATCTGGTGTCCTACAATTACTCGTCCACAACGGCACAACTTTAACTTCAACTAATTCCTCGTTCACTCCTACCAATGGTCAGGCATACGATGTCATCGTGACTTCTGATGGTGCTGGTGCTTGTGTGCTATATGTCAACGGCTCGTCCGTCGCAACATCAAGCGGAGGCCCGACAACCGCAGGGGCAACTAACGCTGGCTATTTAATGTTCGAGGTGCAAAACACTTCTGTCATCACTGGCTCTCCGCAAAACATAGCCGTATCCGATTATCATGTCCAAGTAAATTCCTAATCATGTTTACCTACCGCATCACATACTTACTCGGCGCACTCGACACCTCAATCTGCCCACCAGCAATCGTGCCTGTAATCTTCCCTAACTTCTCAGGAGAACCCGTAACTCTCAGCGACTCGGAAATCACCGTGACCTTTGACACCGAGCAAACCTCTATTGTCGACCTCGGCCCTCTGGTAAAAGTCGAACTCATTTAAAGTAAAACAATGTATTACATCATCACATTCCTCGCAGCTCTAATTCTCGGCTTCATCGCTGGTGCTTTATTCTTTCGCAAGAACGCGACTAAACTCCACGCCACCGAAGACTCCGGCAAGAAACTACTCGACGCTCTTAAAGGGCGATAACCTATGCGGATAGCACTCTTATCATTTCTTTTGTTCCTGGGATTGATTGGGTGTGCGTCCGTTGCTAAAGAGACGGGCAAGGGAATCATTCACACTGTCTCTGAAGAATTGTCGGAATATAATTTAAGCGAAGCCACCGAGGAGGCATTAGCCATCGGGGCAACTAACGGCACGTCCGCATTTACCTATGTCGGCTTAGGACTGTTCGCAATCGGGGCAGTATCCTTTGCCTTCTTAGCGCGAGACGCTGGATTAAAACTTATGGCCTGCGGTGCATTAGCCGGTGCAATTCCTTTCGTGGTCGAGTCGGCCTACTTTTCTATTATCGTTTCGGGGGCATTGCTCCTCTCACTCCTGATCGCAATCTATCACCTCTGGTGGAAGGTACGCCAAAATCAAAATGCCGAAGAAGAACAAAAGCCCTAAGGTAGTGTTTCGCAAACTCGGCAAAGAGAAGGCGTGGGGACAGGCCACGCACGACGAACGGTATCCGCTAATCGAGATTGACCCGAGACTCGGCGCTAAGCGACAGCTCGAAGTGTTAATCCACGAAGCCAGCCACTTGGCTATCCCTGACGCCAGCGAAGCGAAGATAGACTCCATCGGTAAATATATCTGCGAAGTCTTATGGCTTCAAAACTATCGACGCGTCTTACTCGATAAAAATTCTCAACCACCTAAAATCTCTTAACTTATCATGGACTTAAACATAAACTCTTTAGCTGCGATAATTTCAATTGCCTCAGCCCTCGCAGCTTGGGCAGTGATCCCGTGGAGAGTTAGCCAGGTTGAGGAACGCATCAAGCGACTCGAGGAAAGCGAACGCAACACCTCGACGCGACTGGCCAGTATCGAGACTGAGTTAAGACTGACCCGCCATACCCTCGAGCGGATAGCCGAGAAATTGGACGTAAGTTAAGGCGTTGGGGTATTCGGACGCTCGGCGTATCAAACGGCTTCTGAGGGCATCTGGGAGGGGTCTATTGGGGGTCTGGTAGGGGTAGTCTAAGGGGTGCTTTGGTTAGCCTGTTTTGGGGTTAGTCAAAAGTTTTGCATTTGGGCTGGACAGTGTCTGGTCAAAGGTTATGACTGTATGCCTTCCCTATGTATAACATCACCCAACACCACGAAAACTCATCACGCATGAAATTCACCGATCACAAAACCATCACCTGTCTCATTTACGAGTTAGGTTATTTGAATGACGCTATCCTACGGGGTGACATCATTCACTTTAAGAACGCTCGCAAGTTAGCCGAGAAGCACTGCGACCACGCTAAGAAAGAATTAGCCAGGGACGGTATCACTGACAGTTTCTTTATGGTCTCAGACTTCGGTGGCCGTATCGCGTTAAGTTACGAGTATAAGTATCCCGACGGCTTTGCGATTAAGTGTCAGCGCACTATTCCTACCGGAGACATTAAATAATACGACTATGAAACTTATGTCACTCATCGCATTCACGCTCATCGCTAACTACGCCCACGCCTTTGACGACGTGGCTATCGCTTCAGCCATCGCACAGGTAGAGACAGGCGAAGATTACAACGCCATCGGGGACAACGGATTAAGCCGTGGGGCATTTCAAATGAGACGCTCCGCTTGGGTCGACGGTTGCACCCAACTGATGAGAGAGGGTAAGCCAGGCTACTCCTACGACGATTGGAAGTATGCAACTATTCAGGACACTGTGGCTTTGGCTTTGCTCCGATCACTACGAGGCCGTTTAGCCAGCAAGGGTATCAAAGACCCTACGCCCGAGCAATTAGCCCTCTGTTGGAATATGGGCTTTACAGCTGCGAGCCGTATTAACTTCGACCATCGTCGCGCTAAATCAGATTACGCTGAACGGGTTGGTAACTTGACCCGTAAATAAATTTATGAACAAAATTAAATATCTTTCTGTCTGCTCTGGGATGGAAGCTGCCACCGTTGCTTGGCATCATATGGGCTGGACACCAGTCGGCTTTTCAGAGATAGAACCTTTTCCATCACAAATACTAAAACACCACTACCCAACTATACCTAACTATGGCGACCTCACAAAATTCAAAGAATGGCCAATCCAACGCGGAGCAGTCGACCTTCTGGTCGGAGGAACTCCCTGCCAAGCATTCAGCGTTGCAGGACTCCGCAAAGGACTCGACGATCCAAGAGGAAACCTTGCACTCACATTTCTTGCATTGGCTGACCACTTACGGCCTAAATACATCCTCTGGGAAAATGTCCCCGGTGTTTTGTCCTCAAGTGGAGGGAGAGATTTCGGTTCCTTCATCGGGGCGTTGGCACAACTCGGGTATGGGTTCGCTTGGAGGGTTTGCGACGCTCAATACTTCGGTGTCCCACAACGGAGAAAAAGAGTGTTTCTCCTCGCTATCGAAGGTGCTGGAAACTGGCGAACTGCCGCAGAGATTTTATTTGAGCGCAAAAGCTTGTGCGGGGATATTGAGGAGAGCGACAAAGAGGGGGAAGGCGTTGCCTCCGATGCTGGAACAGGCGTTGAGACAGGCAGCTACATCTGGTCAGCAAGCGACCAGCCAAACGCAGAACGATTAATTGATAAAGCAGGAACACTTAACTGCAACCAGGGTCAGCGTGGCGGATATATTGTTCCAAATGTTGTCGGATCATTGTGCGCAAGGGATTTTAAGGGCGTAGGCAATCAGTATGTTCAAGAGGGTAAATGTATTGTTGAGGGAGACCCATCACCTACTCTTACTAAAGGGTTTGTTCCAGGTGTAGCACAAATTCCACAAGGCGTTGATTTATATAACCAAGCATTAACTGGAGACTTACATTGCCCGCTACGAACCGCAGGAGCTCACCATGCGCCAGCAGTAATGGCTTTTGATGCATTCAATCAAACTGTTTCTGAAACCAGTCAGACCTTAAGTTGTTCGGCTTCTGATGTAAATCATACTGGTGCAGTATACTCTCCGACTATGGCAGTCCGCAGACTTACTCCAGTCGAGTGTGAACGCTTACAAGGTTTCCCCGATAACTATTCTCAAATTCCGTGGAAGGGTAAACCAGCGAGTGAATGTCCAGACGGCCCAAGATACAAGGCCTGTGGTAACTCTATGGCAGTTCCGGTGATGCGTTTCATAGGGGAGCGCATACAAAAGCAGATTGACGGAACACTTCCTAAATAAACCAATTTGCAAAACCTTTAACAGACTACGACTATGGCTAAGTGTACCAAGACCCCGAAACCATATATCTCGCCATCGACCCTGGGGCAAATGGTGGCTGGGTATATAAAAGCGGGTCTACTATTATCAGCGGTAAAAATAATGAACTCGAGAAACTTACGATTAACAAGAACACACTTATCGTTGTTGAGAAAGTACCACCCTATGTCGGCAAATTTATTCCTTCATCTTCTGCGTTCAAACTTGGCTATTCTTTCGGTTGGATCATCGGAAAATTCTCTGGCTACAAGACGCATCAAATTACTCCGCAGGTTTGGCAAGCCTTCCTTAACATCGGGACAAAAGGCACTAAAACAACAACGGAACATAAGAACGCGCTTAAGGACGAAGCGATGAGACTATTTCCTAATCAACCCAGAATTACACTTGCTACCGCAGACGCATATTTAATACTTCACTACGCAATCAAAAACAAACTTATATGAAAAAAGAAACTGATATACAAAAAGCTAAAGGATTACAATTCGCAGTCATAATTAAAGACTCACAATATCTTTTATTGAATGATGATATTGTAGCCCGGTTATTAAAACCAACTATTAAGGCTGGTTCAAAATACTATAACCTAAGAATCAACGGAAAAATCAAACAATATTCGATAGAAGAAATCGAAAAACTTACCAAATAATTTCCACCTATAATAAACCTATGCCCAAAGAACCAACAACACCCACTGCCGACTTAATCAACGCTCTTGCTGAGTTTGAGAATGTTAAGGCAAACAAAATTAACCCTGCTTTCAAGGCACGCTATGTATCGCTCGACGCGTTGCTCGAAGCCTGCAAGCCTGTCCTACATAAGCACAACCTCGCGCTGATCCAAACGCTCGTCAGTGACGAAGGCAAGGTAGGCATTGAAACTTCTTTCCTGCACGCCTCAGGCACATCGTTTCCGTTCGGTAAATTGATGGTCAAGGCCGAGAACTTAACGGCTCAACAAGTCGGCGGTGCTTTAACATACATTCGCAGACAAAGCATACAGACGGCCTGCGGTATCTCCGTAGACCTCGACGATGATGGTCACCGTGCTTCTACGCCTGTTGCACCTCAAGCTGCGGTCGCACCTCAAGCACCATTAAAACAAACTTATCTCCCTACTAACAATGCACGATAAGAAAAACATCGACGGTGTCCGTGAAGTATCGCTCGACGATTTAATTGGCGGTATCACAAACCACAATAAACTACTGACTGCCGAAGCCCGAATCAAAGCCCTTGAGATTGCCGGTGATCGCCTTGCCTTCCTAATGCTCAACGGCACTACGACCGAAATGAAGAAAGCAATCTGGGAATGGCGTGAACTTAATCCGCGTAAGAACGACAATGAGTAATGTCACACACGAACACATTTTAAAGAATGAAGCTAACTATTGGCGCATCGAAGCCAACCACTCTTATGCACAATGGGAACGAGCGATGGAAGATTTAGAAAAGTATCGCTGGCAACCAATCTCTACCGTCCCACTCAACGAACTTGTTATCTGCTTGTGGGGTCACCGCACTATCGGCACGCAAATCTTCTACGGTTCGGGTGACATTAAAACAACCTACGCTAAATACTGGATGCGTATCCCGCCCGTACCTAATGACAATGAACGACACGCCTAAGGCAGTCATTAACCTGGTTAAGTGTTGCAGGGAAGATTATCAGTTAATCCTTTGGCTCGACGGTGAAGCCTTCGCAGAATTTAGCACCGACTCCAAAGCCGAGTTTTCTAAAGCCCTGAAAGAATGGAAGCAAGTCAACCTTCCGACCCTCTCGCGATCAGTCTATAAGGTCTATGTCCGAGGAAAGAAGAAACTAATCGAAGCCGATTTTTAACATAATGAGCAACTCCACACACGAAAACATCGAACGCTTACTGCGCCTAATCCGTGACAACCTGGCTGACTGCGAACTGCACCACAATACCCAGACCGTTAAGAACGACCACGCCAACCTCGAGAATGCTATCCTCGCAGCTCTCATCGAAGCCAACCGCATCGAGCCTGAACACCTCGAGGAGATTAAGGACGTCAAGCCACTACACGACCGCATTCACTCCATCGTCCTCGCCCTACGCGTTAGCCGGAACAATCTTGAGAGACTTGAACACTACGCTGAATTAGCCCTTGCACACGCTCGGGAAGTATCGCATACCGTTGAAGAACCTTACGACGACCACGAACTATAATTCACACTTTACTCACAACTAACTAACAACAAAACCCTATGCCCATCCAAGACATCAAACGCGTTCAGTACGACGCCCTTCAATGCCTTAACTATTCAGGTATGAAAGAACTGATGAAGTCACCAGCACATTATCAGCTCTACCTTAACACGGTACGCCCTGAGACAAAGGCACTACGCATCGGCAAATTAACACACGCCTGCGTATTACAGAACGAACTCTTTCAGAAATATAAACCCAAGCCCGACGCTGATCGTCGTACCAAAGAAGGTAAAGAGATTATCCAATTCTTTATTGATAACTTAAAAGCCGACGAGGAGGCCGAGGACGCAGACGAGTACGAGACAGAGATAAAACTCGA